GTGGGGTACTTTTTTTTCCAGCTATGTAGCACTTGAAGGAGGGCTTCCTTCTGACCGCCCGTTCTATTATCGAGTGGATTGAGCCTCGAATCGACACCTCCGATATAACTAACATGAAGTGAAACAGAATTATGCCCAGCGACCCCGTTACATACCGTTTCATCCGAAGCCAATGTGATAACCTCCCCATTTGGTTTTACGATTTTATGATAGCCAGGCGATTTCCATTTTAATTGCTCTTTCCAATACTTAACAATAGCCTCAACGGAAGCCGCCTGAGGCGTTGCCGTGCAGTGAACGACTATGTATTTGATATTTCTCATTTTGCTTATTATGGGACAAAATTAAATAATTCCATCGAAATCGATGGGTTAAAGCAATGCAGTCAGCTTTGCCCTGACATAGGTGCTATAATTTACACCCCATAAGGTACAAATCAATGCGCCTCCTACCACTTTACACCCTATCGGGTACTGGTCGTCGTAAACTTCGCATCAATAACGCGGGTTTCTATTTTTTCATTTACAATCTTCACTAAGCTCAACTTCATCCAGTAACCACCTAAGGGCTTCGGCGGTCTGCCCCTTTCGACGTGGAAGCCACCCACTCCGCCATCGTATTCCTCCTTATAGGTCGCAGTTCTGATCTGATGCAGAGGCCGCTGCCTTATCATGTAGTTCATTCTGTTGAGGTAGGTGATGACATTGACATGGTGATACAGCTCGTGGACGTGGCCTTGCCAAGTGCAGTCGTAGCCTTCAACCATTGCCATGATCCGCTGGTCTTGGATGACGCCTTTGGTCACTACGCCGCCGCCTCCTGAGCCGTGAAAGTAGTGCATCGCAAAGCGTGTCCGATGGTTGACTTTAGCACTGTGCGTGAAGCCGAACAGGATCGCCCCACCGTATCCCCCAATCTGAACACTGGTCTTGCACTCGTGATTGAGTAAGGTTATAAACATCTGTAAGGCATCGAACTCTACGTTTTTGATAACCCCCGTTTCGTGGTTTCCATATCCGATGAGGATAATATTCTTAGCATATGGCTTAAACCATTCAACGGCACTATTGACAACCGCCTGGAGGTAGTTGCCCACATTATGCTCGGGTCTTATGTCGTTCTTGTTCCTGCGAGGGTCTCCACGCCCCTGCATCAAACAAAAGAAGTCTCCATTTACGATAATACCTGCCCCACGTTCTACTGCCTCATCGAGGTGTTTTTTGAGTAAGCCTCTATCACAGTTTGGATTGTCCCAGTGCAGGTCGCTAATAAGCAAGAACTCTGCTTCTCTCCCTTCCAAGTCAACGGTATGTACGTTGGCTGAATGTCGGGTTATGGTCATTTTAGGTTGTTGCGAGTACCCACAAATATACACTACTAAAATTTAGTCGATTTTAAGGGTTCACCCCTTAACTTTGCGCTATGTCGGATACCGAAATTAAGAAAAGGCTTCCGTTCATTCCTCTGAACAAGCCAGAAGGGCAGGTTAAGCCTGCGGATCTTAGGAGGAGTAACGTTAGAAAGATACTTGAAACCGAACTCTCGAAGGAGATTAACGGCATAACCCGTGCCGAAGGCTTAGTTGCCCGCCTCGTTACTATGGGGATCCAGGGAAATCTACGAGCCATTGAGTTGATTATGGCCTATATGTATGGCAAGCCACAAGCACAGGTGCAGGAATCCGACTCCAAACCATTTGTCTTAGAGCTTACGGAAGGAGAAAAAGACGAAACTGAAAACCAGGAATCTAATGAAACTAACTAAAAAACAAACGGAGGCCTATAGGATGGCACTATCTGGAGAGAAGCAGTTCATTCTCTTCGGTGGTGCCATCCGATGACGAGGGGGTAAAACTTATTGGCTTCTTCTAACCTTCATATCTCTTTGCTCTAAATACCCTAAGTCAAGATGGTGTATTGTACGAGCCTCTCGCCCTACTTTAGAGCGCACAACACTCATAACACTAAACTCAATACTAAATGATGGGCTTAGGCCTTACATATCAAACTACGATAAGCAGTCTTTAATATTGACCTTCACCAATGGATCTGAACTCATCTTTATGGGTGAGAACTACGACACCGATAAAGACTTGGACAGGTTTAAGGGCTTGGAGATAAACGGAGGCGGCATTGATGAGATTAACGAGTGCCAGGAGGCTACCCTTTACAAGATGCTTGAACGCTCTGGCTCATGGAACAACGCTGAAGGCCGCCCTCCTATTGTAGTATTGGGAACGTGCAACCCTGCGAATAATTGGGTGAAGGAGGAGGTTTATGACAGGTGGATTAAGGGCACTCTCCCTGAAACCTGGGCATACATTCCGTCAAAGATTACGGACAACCCATACATTCCTGATGACTACCTAAACTCACTGAAGGCCAATATGCCTGAATATGAGTACCTACGTTTCGTTGAGGGCGACTGGGAGGTGCAGGAAAAGCCTGAAAACCCATTTTTTACGGCATTTGAGCCAAAAGATCATGAGAGTGCCGATACTTTCTTCAACCCGAACCTGCCGATTTTATTTGCCTTCGACTTCAACTTACAGCCGTTTGCCGGTATCGTTGCCCACAAGTGGAAGGATGACAATGGCGAACACTTCCATATAGTCGATGAGTTCTCCGTTCCGGATGGATCTATACCAAAGATGATAGACACGATTAAGGAGAAATATGAGCCATACCTTCCGATGTGTCAGATAACGGGCGATGCTATGGGCAAGAGGGGCGATTTATCCCAGAGGGATAATGCTAACTACTATGAGCAGTTAGCTCGTGGTCTTAAACTATCGGGAAAGCAAATCCGCGTTCAGGACAACCCTAAGCACGAGAACTCCCGTGCCGAGTGCAACTACATTCTAAGGCACTACCCTGACTTCAAGGTGAACCCTAAGAGCTGCCCCAACACTTCGAGGGACTTGAGGATGCTCAAATGCGATGCTATGGGGAATATAATTAAAAGGAATAGGAATATTATAACTCAGTTAGCCGATCACGGAGATTGCGTGCGCTACATATGCCACACCTTCTTGGGGGAGTGGTATATTTACCACTTGAAAAAAAGCGGATATAAAAACATACCATTATGAGCTGTCTTGAATGTACCAACTGCCCCTCCATAGGCTCTTACGACATTTGTTGTGCTGAGATAACTGTTGCTGAGGGGCTAACACCTGCTACCGACTATCTTGTTCGCATCCTCGACCTTACACTGAACCGCTATACACAACAAATGGTTACTGCGAGTGGATTGGGTGAGCTGACGATTGCTATTGACCAATATACATTCTCACCGAATAGAACCTACGAGGTTACTGTTCATGCTGATGAAACCTGCAACGTTGATGACGACTTGGAGTTTGGACAACCTGGAGCGGGCGATGATGTTGATTGCGTATCCTTTACACTATTTTATGCTGATTGAACGAGCCGTAGTAGTTAGCCTACTCATTGTAGCCACCCATATTTCGATGGAAGATGGGATGATTCTGAATAGATTTAGGGCATTTTTAGCAAGGCTAATCCCCGAATGTAGCATTTGGAGTAAGCCTATATACAACTGTGTCGGGTGTATGGCCTCTATTTGGGGGGTAGTCTATTACGCTCTGACCGCCTTGCTACCCTGCTTTGAATTTAACTTTGTGGAAATGTCGATTGTGTGTATAATGTGCATACCTTTGAACTTCATTTTCATAAAGTTATCATGATAGCAGAACTGCTCTACAAGTGGTTCCCAAAACAATTTAATCAGCTTGTTTGGGATTCTACTTACAAGCCAAAGAAGAACCAAGGGTTGAAGTATGCCTTCACCTGTGAGGGGCATAGGTACTACATCTATGAAAGCCTTTTTGAAATGCCCGTTGAGAGGATTGGCAGGGCGCAAGACTTTGTTTTGCAGTTGCAGAGGATGGTGAGTGATGTTGAACTCGATAGGTTCATTGAGGCGATGGAGGGTGCGCTGTTTGAGTCGACAAGTGGGGAGAAGTTGAAAGGTCTATCGAAAATCGGATTTTTAATAGGCGAGATGAAAGAGCGCAAGAAGCTGCTTCTTCACCCCGAAATTATGATGGAGTTATCTGGGTGTATGCTCATTAGAGAAGATCAAGATCCGGGTGAATGGGATGCCGAATTTGAGCAGAAGAAGATTGAAATATTTAGAAAAAACTACAAAGGCAAGGGGTTATATGATTTTTTCGTTTTAGGCGGGTTGAATCAATTCTTTCCCAATTTCAGCTCTTTCGAAAAAGACTGGGAAACATATTGGGAGATGGCACAAGCCCGCCTCAAAGTCCTAAACAAGACAGTGGAATCCTTTCCCTCGGCAGGCAACTCTATGATCAGGACAAAGAGTTCCGTGAAATAATTATATTCTGTGCGGAAGGGGATGTGGCGAGGTACAATGCCTATATGAAATCCTCTATTGAAAAAACTCTAACTTTGCTTGAGTTTAACCAAGAAAGGCGAAAGCGAGAGCTTGAGTCGATAGAAAAGCATGGCAAGAATACAAATCGAGTACACGGCAAACATAAGCCAGCTACAAGCAAGTCTAGATAGAATTATAGACAAGAATAGGCAGATAGCTACGACTGCAAGGCAGGCCTCCTTAGCTATGGGCAATATAACTCAGTCTATTGCAGGTGCTAGTGGTGCTATGCAGAATTTAGCATCTTCTATGAGGGGTGCAACGGCAGGGATGACCGCAGGGATAAGAAATCTCAACACGCAACTTAATCAGCTACAAAGGCAGACAAGTGGGCTGAATAGCACGATGAGTTCACTTTCCTCGAATATGTCGAGGATTGGGTCTGCGGCTCAGGCTTCAAGGGGTTCGGTTAGCGGGCTTGCATCTGTACTAAGCACTATTCGTGGATATGTTGCCGGTGCTTTTGCTGTATCAGCTATAGTTTCATTTGGGAAGGAAGTTGTTGATTTGACGGCAAAAATAGAGCTGCTTCAATCAAGGCTAGCCTTTATTTATGGAGGAACTGGGCCTGGAGAAAATGCATTTATAAGGATTTCCAGCGCAATTAAAAAGCTTGGCCTTGAGTTTGAATCGACAATGGAACAGGCCACTGCCTTCAGTATTGCTGCCCAACAGGCGGGCTATACGACTACTGAAACGGAAAAAATGTTTATAAGCTTTGCATCGGCACTAAGGGCATCCGGGGCTAGTTCCTTACAGGTTCAGAGGTCTTTCTATGCCCTTCAGCAGATGATGTCTAAGGGCGTTGTTTCTGCGGAGGAGTTGAACAGGCAGATGGGCGAGTCTTTACCTGGTGCGGCTATGCTTATGTTTAAGGCTTACAAAAATCTACACCCAGAGCTTGTCCAAAATTTTGAAGATTTCCGCAAGCTTCAAAAGGAGGGGAAGATAATTTCGGCGGAGGTACTACCTGAGTTCATTCGAGTTGTTGAGCAGGAGTTTGCCCCTGCACTCGCGGGCAAGACCAACTCACTATCTGCAAGCCTAAATAGGCTTTCGCAAGTTTTTTCTGAGTTCAAAATAATAATATTCCCACAAGAATCGGCCAATGCCTTTATTAAAGGCCTTACTGGGTTTATAGATACTATAAACACCGTTCTCAGCTCTGAAAGACTCTCGTCTTTTGAAAAGTTTGTGGCACTATTTAGTTTTGATAGGGAGGTAGTTCAAGATTTACAGGGGATAGCGTTTGGGGAGAAAAGTGCTAAGGAGTCGACTGCTATTTCTATGCAGGCAAGGGTTGCAAAAGAAATGGAGGCCTTCAACAAACTTGACTTAAAGCAGAAGCAGGATGCCGCTGCCGCTCTTGACCAGGAGATAGCCAGATACAAAACCTATGTGGAATTAATATTAAAATCTCAAGAAGCTCTTAAAAACGTTGACAATGATGCGTATCTTTTGGCACAATCAGGCTTACAAAAACTCAATATTCTTCAGCGCCCTGTTACTTTACTTGGAAAAAATGTTCAGGGGTATCCTTCATCCACGCAAGAAGGAATTTTATCAATAGCCCAAGAGGTTAGTAGAAATATGGCCATGTCGTTAGGTGCGCCAGGTACTCCAACGGGAGATGACGCAGCCAAAGAAGGCAAGACATTAAGGGAGCTGGCTCTTGAATCCGAAATAAATAGAGTAAAGGCATTGATAGCTATTGAAAAAACTGCAATAGAAGTTTTTAACCATAATTCAGGCATTAAGTTTGACACGACTAAAAACTTAATGGAGTTGAACATAGAGCTAATAACCCTTGAAGAGGAAATTAAGAATCTACGCCAAAAGGGTAGCCAAGAGGAGCTTAATGCAGCAGAAAGAAACTTAGAGATTGTTAAGGAAAACATAAAGTTTATGGAAGAAGAGCAAAAGCTGCTCTTGTACCAAATGGAACTTGAAAAAAACTTAATTGAAGAGCGTCTTGCTAATGCAACGAGTGGCTCAATAGAGGAATACAGAATTCGGGAGGAGTTGATGATTAAAACTGCTGATATAGAAAAGAAAAAAGTGCAGAACAATGCAGAGGCAGTTAAGAAAATAACAGCTCAGACCAATGCTGAAATCAAAAATATGTATGATGACCTTGAAAAAAGAATCAAGGAATTTTTGAGCGATACAGAAGAAATGATTGCCGCCCCATTCCGGACTAAAAGAGAACAGGAAATTGCAGATATAAACAAGAAGTTTGACCAACGAATTCAAGCGGTTACGGAACAGTATCAGCTTGGCACACTGTTCACTGACCAAAGAAGAAAGGGTCGGACACCAGAGGAGGGACTTTCAAATGTTCTTAAATACATAGACTTATTAGATAGACTTAACAAGGCAAGAAAAAAGGCTCTTTCTGAAGTAGAGGGGGGTGAAAATATTTTGGGGCTTTCAGACGAAGACCTCCAAAAGCTGCAAAAGGCACTCCAGGTAGCCATCGACTTATTTCAAGATTACTACGCTGCTCGCACCGAGATAGCCAAGAACGCCATCGAAAAAGAGCAGGCACTATTAGACAAAAAGTTTGAGGCAGGTCTTATCCGTGAGAATGAGTACAACGAGGAAACGAAAAAGAATAAAGAGGAGATGGCTAAGCTTGACAGGGATGCCGCAAGGTTTGGCGTTCTAATCAACACTGCCCAAGCTATTATGAAGCTATACACCGACTTCGATGCTATTACTGCAACAATATTAGCCGCAGGTGTCGTTGCCGTTGGTGCAACTCAGCTTTCGGCTATTAACTCCGCCCCACTTCCTGAGTTCCACGAGGGCGGCTTGGATATTAAGAAGAACGACAACAAAAAGCCTAACAGGGGGTTGAAAAGCGGGGAGTTCTATGCTAAACTTTTAGAGGGTGAATCGGTGATGACTCGTGAGGAAACGGCTAAGTACAAAGATGTGCTGAAGGCTATTCGTGAGGACTCTCTGCCCTCGCATATTATGAAGGGATATACTGCTCCTGCCTACCATCGTTCTATGGATGAGCCATACCGAATGGCTAAGGAGCAGACTTCGCTTGAACTGGCTTTTCAGAACGCTGAATTGGTTGATGCTATACGCAGGAATGGGGCTGTTGCTATTAAGAACCCAGATGAGATTGCCGATGCCATTGTTTCAAAGAGTTCCTACACCAAAATAACTAACAGGAGGAGAATAAGATGAGCTTTCAGGTCTATGTGAACAATATTGCCATAAACGATGAGCCTATGGGCTTAAC